TGACGAGTTCGCTTTCATCCCGAATCACATTGCTGATGACTTCTTTGCCTCTGTTTATCCTACTATTTCTTCTGGACAAAGCACGAAGGTAATTATCGTATCCACGCCACGTGGTATGAATCACTTCTACCGTATGTGGCACGACTCTGAAAAGGGTAGAAATGAATATATCCCTACTGATGTTCATTGGTCGGAAGTTCCTGGTAGAGACGCTGCCTGGAAAGAGCAAACGATTGCCAACACATCTGAGCAGCAGTTCAAAGTTGAGTTTGAATGTGAATTCTTAGGTTCTATCAATACATTAATCAATCCAGCAAAATTAAGAAATTTGTCCTATGATGATCCAATCAAAAGAAATGCAGGATTGGATATTTACGAGAATCCAATAGAAGAACATAATTACCTAATGACTGTTGATGTTGCTCGTGGTCTTGGTAATGATTACTCTGCATTTGTTGTTTTTGACATTACAAATTTTCCATATAAGATTGTAGCAAAATATCGAAATAATGAAATCAAACCTATGTTATTTCCTAGCATCATTAATGAAGTTGCAAAGGGATACAATAATGCTTGGTTGTTAATTGAAGTAAATGATATTGGTGATCAAGTGGCAAATATTTTACACTTTGATTTGGAGTATGACAATGTATTGATGTGTGCGATGCGTGGTCGTGCTGGACAACTGGTTGGGTCTGGATTTAGTGGTAAAAAATCTCAATTGGGAGTTAGAATGACTGCCGCTGTTAAAAAACTCGGATGTTCTAACTTAAAAACATTATTAGAGGATGATAAGTTATTAACAGTTGATTATGATATCATATCAGAACTTACAACATTTGCACAAAGACATAATTCTTTTGAAGCAGAAGAAGGATGTAATGATGATTTGGCAATGTGTCTTGTTATTTTCTCTTGGTTGGTTGCACAACCATACTTTAAAGAAATGACGGACAATGATGTTCGTAAGCGTATCTATGAGGAGCAAAAAAATCAAATAGATCAAGATATGGCACCGTTTGGATTTATATCAGATGGTATAAGTGATATGACTAGCTTCGTTGATAATGATGGGGACAGATGGCATCTAGATGAATATGGAGATCGTTCATATATGTGGGATTATCTCTAATGGATTCTGATATTGATGATCAAATTAATACTCAACACTTATTGTTTCTAGAAAGAACTTGTAGGATTTGTAGTGAAACAAAAAGTTTGATAGATGACTTTTATCTAACTCGAAAAGGTAGAGGTGCTTTTCCTTCTGCATACGCTTATGAGTGTAAAGAGTGTACGAAGAAAAGAGTTATATCTAATAGAAAAGGTACTTTAAAAGTAGTTGAGTGGGAATATCCTGACTGGTAAGACTGTTCATTGATTGTTTCCCCAATGAAAGTAGTCTTTTTCATAAATATTTTCAGATTAATTCTGGAAACGGAGAATAAAGATGCCTCTAAATTTAGCATCTCCTGGAATTGTAGTAAGAGAGGTTGATCTAACTATTGGCAGAGTTGATCCAGTTTCTGGATCTGTCGGCGCACTAGTGGCACCATTTGCTAAGGGACCAGTAGATCTTCCTCAACTTATAGAAAATGAGAATGATCTTTACCAAACTTTTGGTCAACCATACTCAACCGATAAGCATTACGAGCATTGGATGGTTGCATCATCATATTTAAATTATGGTGGAACAATGAGAGTTTCGAGAGCGAATGACTCTCAATTGACAAATGCTTTTGTTGGTGCAGCAGCAAGTGTAAAAATCAAAAGTAATGATCATTATGTCCAACTTGGATATGATGAAAATACCATTACAAATGTTACTTTTGCTGCAAAGAATCCTGGCACTTGGGCAAATGGAATTAAGGTTGCAATTATTGACGCAAAAGCAGATCAAATTTTAACTGGTATTACCACAACTAATGTTCAGGTTGGTTATGGATTTACAGTGGCAGTTCCAACAGGAACATCTTTACCTGGTACTGGATCAACTTCACTACTTGGTGGATACTTTAAAGGTGTTGTTACGGAAGTTGGAACTTCTCAGATTTCTACCAAACTGGTAAGTATCGTTTCTGCCGCTGGAACGGAAACTGCGGTTGATTATCAACAAAATGGCGTATATGCATTACCAAACACTGGTACAGTTGCTATTCATACTACCGGTATTGCAACTGCATTTGCATCAAGAGCATACACTGGAGAGTTGGATTGGTTTGAGCAACAAACTATCACTCTTAATGTTGGTAGTATAGAGTGGGATGCAATTGCAAGCAAACCATCAACCTCAGCATTTGTTGCTGGTAGAGGTGGAAGATTTGATGAGATCCATGTTGCAGTAATTGATGACCTTGGAACAATCACTGGAAATGCTGGAACAATTTTAGAGAAGCACTTGAGTCTTTCAAAAGCAAAAGATGGTGAGTTTTCAGTAGGAAGTCCATCATATTGGAGAAAGTATCTCGAAACAAACTCACAATATGTCTTTGGTGGTTCGCAACCTGTTGGTGTTGTCACTACTGGTTTCAGTGGAAACGGTGCAGCACAGTTTGAACTGAACACTGATACTGGTTGGGATCAAGATGCTCAAAATGTAATCTTTGCTGGTGCTGGTTCAAATACCTACACTCTTGCTGGTGGCAAAAATTATGGTGGCAAAACTGATCTAGTAACATCAGGAGCACTTTATTCTGGTTTAGATGATATTGTAAGCGGATTAACACTCTTTGAAAATACAGAAGAGTATGAAGTAGATTTCATCTTAATGGGATCTGCAAATTATCCAAAAGATCAAGCGCAGGCACTTGCTAATAAGTGTATTGCTGTTGCAGAAGCAAGAAAAGATTCAGTTGCATTTATCTCACCATACAGACAGGCATTCTTAAATGATTCCTCTGTTGGAACTGTAACTGTAAATAATATTGATACTATTACAGATAATGTCGTTAGTTTCTATGCTCCAGTAACATCAACGACTTACGGTGTCTTTGATAGTGGTTATAAGTACATGTATGATCGCTTTAATGATACTTTCCGTTATGTTCCATTGAATGGCGATATTGCTGGAACTTGTGCTAGAACTGACATCCAACAGTTCCCTTGGTTCTCACCAGCAGGAACTTCAAGAGGTGCAATCTTAAATGCTGTTAAACTTGTATATAACCCAGGAAGAAAACAAAGAGACATTCTGTATTCTAACAGAATTAATCCAGTTATTTTCTCCCCTGGTGCTGGAATCATCCTGTTCGGTGATAAAACTGGATTTGGTAAATCATCAGCTTTTGATAGAATTAATGTTCGTAGACTTTTTATCTACCTTGAAGACGCTATTTCTGCTGCTGCAAAAGATTTCCTCTTTGAGTTTAATGATGAAATCACAAGAACAAGTTTTGTAAATATTGTTGAACCATTCCTCCGTGATGTTCAATCTAAGAGAGGTATCTTTGATTATGTTGTTATTTGCGATGAAACAAACAACACAGCAGCAGTTATTGATTCAAATGAATTTGTTGCTGATATTTACATCAAACCAGCAAGATCGATCAATTTCATCGGTCTGACCTTCATTGCCACCAGAACTGGTGTTGCTTTTGAAGAAGTAATCGGTTCCGTTTAATTTAACTAGAGGTTAAAAATCATGCCAGCTAGAAATCAGATTAACCCACCCCCATTAAGAAAGATTACCGACTTCAAGAGTAAGTTAACTGGTGGTGGTGCTCGTCCCAATCTATTTGAGGTTGTTCTCACTTTTCCAGATGCTGCACAACCAAGCACCGATGTTCTTGATAAATCAAGATTCTTAGTAAAAGGTGCAAACTTACCAGCATCTAATGTTGCCCAGATTGAAGTTCCTTTTAGAGGAAGAGTATTAAAAATTGCAGGCGACAGAACGTTTGATTCTTGGACTGTTACTGTTATCAACGATACTGATTTTGCAATTCGTTCTGCTTTTGAAAAGTGGATGAATACTATCAATAGAGTATCTGATAACACAGGTCTAACAAATCCAGCAGATTATCAAGCAGATGCTTATGTTTATCAACTAGATCGTGATGGGTCTGCTTTGAGGTCTTATCGTTTTTATGATGTGTTCCCAACTCAGGTTGCTCCTATTGAACTGACATATGATGGTCAAGGAATTGAAGAGTTCACTGTAGAACTACAAGTTCAATGGTGGGAAGCAATTAGAGGAACTGGTGTAAATGCTGGTGGTGAAGACATCAACTAAATAATAGAATAACAGGCAAAAAGATTATACTATGGCAAAACTTTTTGGTTTTTCTATTGATGATAATAAAAACAAATCTCCCTCGATAGTATCACCCGTTCCTCAAACTAATGAGGACGGGTTTGATAATTATATTGCTAGTGGTTTTTATGGTCAGTACATTGATATTGAGGGAGTTTATCGCACCGAACATGATTTAATTAAAAGATATCGTGAAATGGCATTGCATCCAGAGTGTGATGGTGCCATTGAAGATGTTGTCAATGAAGCTCTTGTCAGTGATCTTTATGATTCGCCAGTTGAAATTGAACTTTCAAATTTAAATGCTAGCGAATCATTAAAGAAAAAAATAAGAGAAGAATTTAAATATCTAAAAGAAATCATGGACTTCGATAGAAAGTGCCATGAAATTTTTAGAAACTGGTATATTGATGGTAGAGTTTATTATTTAAAGGTTATTGATCTCAAAAATCCTCAGGCAGGAATTCAGGATTTGAGATACATTGATCCAATGAAGATGCGTTATATACGCCAAGAAAAGAAAAATAAAGATCCATATGCAAGAGTAAATTTAAAAAATACCGAAAATTCTTTACCACAGAATATAGAATTTGATGAATATTTTCTTTATACTCCAACACCAAATTATCCAACTGGAATGATTTCTGGTGCTGGTGCTGGTAAAGCAGTTAAAATTGCAAAGGATTCTGTAGTTTATTGTACTTCTGGATTAGTTGATAGAAATAAAAATACAGTATTATCATATCTCCATAAAGCAATTAAGGCTCTCAATCAACTTAGAATGATTGAGGATTCTCTTGTAATTTATAGATTATCAAGAGCACCAGAGCGTAGAATTTTCTATATTGACGTTGGTAACCTTCCTAAGGTAAAGGCAGAGCAATACCTTAAAGAGGTAATGAGTCGTTATCGTAATAAACTAGTTTATGATGCATCAACGGGCGAAGTTCGTGATGATAAGAAATTTATGAGTATGCTTGAAGATTTCTGGCTTCCAAGAAGAGAAGGTGGTCGTGGTACAGAAATCACAACTCTTCCTGGTGGTCAAAATCTTGGAGAACTTGCCGATATTGAATATTTCCAAAAGAAACTTTATAGAGCACTTGGAGTTCCCGAGTCAAGAATTGCAGGAGGTGGTGATGGATTCAATCTTGGAAGATCATCGGAAATTTTAAGAGATGAACTTAAATTTGCAAAGTTTGTTGGTCGTTTGAGAAAGAGATTTTCTCAAATGTTTAATGATATGTTGAGAACGCAATTGATTCTTAAAAACATCGTTTCACCAGAGGACTGGGAAGTGATGTCAGATCATATACAATATGATTTCTTGTACGATAATCAGTTTGCGGAATTAAAAGAATCCGAACTTCTTAATGGTAGGTTGGGAACACTGGCAACTATTGAACCTTATATTGGCAAATATTTCTCAACAGAATATGTAAGGAAGAAAATTCTCCGTCAAACTGATTCTGAGATTATTGAAATTGATGAGCAAATTGAAGATGAAATTCAAAAAGGTATTCTTCCAGATCCTTCCCAAATAGATCCAATTACTGGAGCACCATTACCACAACCTGGAGAAGGTAATGGTATGGCAGGAATGGGTCAAGATGCAATGGGAATGGGTGAAGTTCCAACTGAACCAAACCTAGATGCACAAGGAGCAGTAACCGATGCTCAAATGCAAAAGGATGCCAAAAAGGCTGAGATATAAATAAAGAATAGGAATATATTTTAATTTTATGGAAGACCTTATCGATTTGATTGCAACAGATGCTGCTGCATCTGATATTCGTGACAAAATTCACGATGTTCTTTATTCAAAAGCAGCAGAAAGAATTGAACTTGCAAAACCAATTGTTGCCACAGCAATGTTTGGTGAAAGTGAGCATGAAGATGAACAAACTCAGGAAGAGGAATAATGACAACAAAAATTTTAGCAGATGAGCTAAATTTACCAACCACAACAGGAACAGCTACAAGTTTTAGTGCAGCAACAGTTGTTCGTCTTGTGAATACAGATACGGTTGCACGTACCGTAACAGTAGTTGAAACTCAAAGTGGAACGGGTATTGGTTCAATCACAATGCCTGCCGGAACAGTTGAGCAAATTGTTAAGATTGCAAGTCATTGTGTATTTGCTGATAGCAATAGGGTCAAAGGCGCAAAAGTAGGATTTACAAACTAAAACAATGAAACTCATCACAGAAGAAATTTCAAAAGTAGAATTTATCACCGAAGGTAAAGGATCTACCAAAAAATCCTATATCAAAGGTATTTTCTTACAGGCAGAACAAGTTAATCGTAACGGTAGAATGTACCCTCTTGCCATTATGGAAAGAGAGGTAAATCGCTATAATGAAAATTTTGTGCAAAAAGGTCGTGCTCTTGGAGAACTAGGTCATCCAGATGGACCTACCGTAAATCTTGATAGAGTTTCACATAAAATTTGCGAACTTTATAGAGATGGTAATAACTTTATTGGTAAGGCACAACTCCTAGAAACACCAATGGGTAAGATTGCAAAATCTCTTATTGGTGAGGGTGTTTGCCTTGGTGTTTCTTCTCGTGGTGTTGGATCATTGAAAATGACCAATGAGGGTCATAAAGTTGTTGGTGAAGATTTCATGCTTGCCACCGCTGCCGATATTGTTGCCGATCCTTCCGCACCTGATGCTTTTGTTCAGGGAATTATGGAAGGTAAAGAATGGATATG